GTAGTACCTTTTACGGTAATCATAGATATGGCTAGTGTTGTACCAGCAGCCGCATTTAATGTCTGCATAACTTGAGATGCATCCCAGTCATTGAAAAAGTCCATTGAAAATGTAGCAGATTGCAATCCAGCAACGTAACGATGAGAAAGATCACCCATGCTGGTGACCTCAAGCTCGTCGAAAGTTTGAGTAAGTGTTACTGCCGATACCAAGCTAGAAATGTCAATGCTAGGTGTGGTTGGCGCGGCCGCTGTGGCAAGTTTAACGCCAACCTTATTATTTAAATAAATTGCCATTTTGTTTATTCCTCGTCTGTTTTAGTAGTGGCTTTAGATGGTGCTGCGTTTTCTTTTACTTGGCCAATTTTAATTAGCCAGGCTAGATCTTCTTCTTTGCTCATGGTTTAACTCCAGCTCGTTAGTACGGTTATATTAAATTCGGCTGTTAAAAGATCGCCGCTATCTGCATTTAATACGCCAGGCGCGCTAACGCTAGTTATATTAAATACGATAGTAGATGCAGCTAGTTTATTAACTGCCGCAACAATAAACTCCTCAATGCCCTGCAGGTTTCCCTGGTTATCGAACATGGGAACTGTTAATAAAATCTTAAAATTAGCCATTGGCGAAACGGTTATTTGGCTGTTATTGCTTGGAACTAAATATGGATCGGCTGGGATTACTACGCAGCTGTTAGCCAAGATGGTTGCAGGTGGGTATGCGAATACCGACCAGACGCCGTTATTGGTTAAAGCCGTTGCGATGGTGCTACGCAGCGTAGTAATTGCAGCGGTAGGCATTTACCCCACCATGCTATTCGGGCTCATGTACGGGGCTAGTAAGCCTCGTATTTTGCCTATCATGCTGTTGCCCATGCGGTAAGGCGATGGGCTAAAGCCGTCTAAGCCCACGCCACCAGTCTGAGATACCTGGCGAGCCTGCCAAATATCAACGGCCAAGATCATCGCAGCTTGGCGAACGCTTGCTGTATTAACATAAGTATCTGTTTTTGTATCCACACCTCGAGCAACGCCATAAGGCAATACGCGCCTAAAGTTTTGATCGGCTGCAACCTTAGCAAACTGAATAAAACTATAACCCTGTGGGTATTGGAAATAATTAAGCTGCAGATTAAACGCAGGCAAAATATTAGCTGTGCCTGTTGAAAATGGAATAGTGCCTGTAATTGTGTGTGAACCGTTAAAGGTTGATCCAGCCCCGGCAATAGTTACTGATTGTGTTGCAGTAAATATGCCGGGGTTAGCGATCATTACGGTGGCAACGTTGCTTACCAATGCAGTCCCCACGACTGGCGCAGAATCAAACCAAAGGAAACTGTTAATTTGATCTTGCGCGGCTTGGCAGCACTCCTCAACCGTACTATCTGAGTAAAGAGTACCGATACCAAGATTGGTACGCAGTTCGGCTACGGTGACATAACTTGCTGGCATCTCGGTACTCCTTACTTAGTTAGGGTCGGTAGGGCAAAGGGCTAATGCCCTACCGACTATCAGGGTTATTAGTTATGCCTTCTGGTATTTGACAATGCCATTAGGCATTTTTGCAATAGTGGCCATAAAGCCGTAAATAGCAACCTGAACCTGAAGGTTAGAAACTACATTTACAGACATGAAAGCCTGTGGGCTGCGATAAACAGTAAATGCCTCTGGTGCAAGGATTACTGCTGAGTTATCGTCAAAAGTAGTTGCAGTAAAGTTTTTATCTACATATAGATCTAGACCTAATACGTTACCGCGAATTGATGAAGGTGCAACCTGGCCTGCTGCGTTCATTGGTTGAATTGCGTTATAAATTGGGCGGCCAGTTGTATCCACAGCACCTAATAGTGCCTGGTACTGTGAAGGGTTTCCAATGTAATTTTGCGCAAAGTAACCAGTGCTTTTATAAATAAAAGCTGCTGCCTCTGATGAGTAAGAAATAATGCCAGCACTATCTGCTGTTGTAGGTGTGGCAGCAGTTCCAGCAGCTTGTAATGCTACTAGTGCGGCTGTATCGATAGCTGTTAAATAAGCATTTTGCAATTGCTGTGTAAGCTCGTCATAAAAGCCAGGGTATCCAGCTCTTTCTAACAATTCTACGGATAGCGTATTCATGCCACTGTACTTAGATACAGTTCCAGAAAGAAATGGGCTTTCCATGCCTGTATTTTGTACTGCGCCTGCTTCTGCTTCGACTGTTACAACAGGTGCTACACCTGTACCGCCGCCTGCAGATGTCACAAGTGAAGGCACGTTGATTGTCATACCTGTAGGTGGCAAAACGCCTTGGCTACATGCATCGATAGTAGGTGTACCAAAACGTGTGTTAGTAACAAACTCGCTTAGGTACTGTGTTGGGTTAAAGCCTGGGTTAGTGCTGAAAGAATCATCTGCAGCTGTTACATAAAGCATTGAATCTTGGTTACCCATAGCGGCTTTGATTTTATGCTCTGTGTACTTACCCATAGATGTAATTGGTGTACGGACTGTCTGGCTGTCTAATACGGATGGGCGAATAATTGGGCGAGCTGCTTGAACTGGTGCAGCCTCGACTGGTTTTTCTGCCGGTACATCCGGTGTATCAATAGGGGCTGTAGTCACAGCTGCCTCGCTTTCGGTTTCGGTTTCGGTTTCAATCATCTCTGTATGGATGATTGTGGTTTTTGTGCTGTTTGCTGCTTCTAGTGCAGCCTTAGCAGCTGCAATATCAGTAACCGCTGCTGAATCAAAAGCAGCCGACTCTACTAGGCTTACTTCTTTCAGGACTGCAGCGGTAACTAACAGGTAGCCTTTCATCTGCTTTGATGCGGATACATCCACACCAACGGATAAACCAGATACAAGGTTTTCCTGAGCTAGTACAAGTGCATCCTGTCCCCGGCTGCTACTTGAAATTTTAAAAGATGCATAAATGCCATCTGTGCCATCGCTAAAGTTTGTAGCACGGCCTACTGGCTTAGTGCTGTCATGCTGCATTAGCAATTTGATTTTTGTTGCATCTGGAATTGCAATAGATCCTTTTTCAAATACAACCGGGCCAGCAGACGTATAACCGACTTCATTGTATGGCGCGATTTTGCCTGAGATCATGCGGCGATCTCCATCGGCCGCCTCGATCGCGTTATTAAACGTTAAGTGCAACATTTGCAGTATCTCCTGATCCATTTGGCGTTAACTGTTCCATAGATTGTGCTTGCTCTACATCTATCAAACCTAGGTTTAACATTTTTTCGATTGCATCTAAACGCGCCATAGTATCTGCGCGTAAGAAAGTTTCATCAATAGCAAAACGCACTACGTTACCGTGCGCAGTTAGATCATCCATGCTTAAACGGTTTTCGATTGCGCTTATAAATGGCTGTAGTGAGTAAGCTACAAATTCTTTACGGCCGTCTAAGATATTTTGATACGTCATGCTATTATTCATATCTGCAGAAATATAATATGCAGGCACGTTCATTAAACGCGCTATTTCAGTAGCAAGGTACTGGCTGCTTTCGTTATAGGTCATATCTTTAGGGCTAAAACCAATATTTTGCGCTTCTAAAGTGCTAGTTAAATATGCAGTTGAACGCGAATTTCTTGCCGATTTCCATGCAGCTAGTAAACCTTGTACTTGCGCCTCTGGTAAATCTGCACCAGTATTTTTTAAGATTGTAGTAGCCATTGGCGTAGCAGCTGCAACGGCAGCAGCCTTTTGAATATCTAACGCAGCTTGAATAGTGCGGCCGCCAGTTTGTAATACGCCAGGCAGTAGCGATTGAAATGTAACTAGCGAACCAATACCAGACATCGGTACGCGTTCGCCATTAACTGCGTAATATTCAACTTCATCGCCGTACTTGTTTGTAGTTACGGTAACGCGTGTATTAGATATAAATTCAAAACCTGATGGGCGATTGTCATCCTGATATAAAGACGATACGCGTAGGTAGCCCACGCCGTAGAACAGCAACGCATCGACTAGGTAAGCAATCGTAACGCTGCGCGGTTGACGAATATCCATTTGATCTAGCCATACCGGGGATTCTAATTTTTTGCCTGTAGATTTTTTGTACAAGCCAAGATCAATGCTGGAGATTACGCCCGCGATGAGGTTTCTGCAGCGGCTTACGGATGCAACCTGTAAAGCCAGATTGCGATCCATCGCAACGCCATAACCATAATTAGATAGGCCGCTGTTATAGCTGTACATGCCTACGCCGTAGCTGGTATCCATGATGGCAGGGGCGTATTGGGCAGTTACTTCTGCCTTACCCTTAAAGCCTAAAGTTTCCAGTAATCCCATAAGGGCGATTTTCTCAAATTGTCAAGCACATTACCGATTCTGTTCGGCGTGTCGCTAGGCGTATATCTTGGCTTCTTGCATTGGCTTAGATAGATGCATTACTAGCATGGCTGCGCTAATCGGCGCGGCTACGCTGCCGCTGGATCGCTTGCGAATAATTCTCCAGGCTTGATCGTTACTTTTAGCAGCTACGTTATCCATCGACTCGTTTAAGAATTCTTGATCGCCGTGAACTACGCGCTTATTGTCTATGTAATCTTTAAAAGTAGAACAAGCTGTATAGAACTGCGAACCTGAGCAATCCTCCACCTTTATGCCTGATACATGTAGGCGGTCGGCAATAGCCTGCCCGGTATATTTATCAAACAGGACTTGCTTAGGCATCCACTCATCGCAATAGCCTTTAATATCTACAGCAATTTTTAGCTCATCGATCGCACGATCTGATTCCCATGTTTTAACCAGGCTGATACCTATGCGGCCATCGGGCAATATAGCCCCAGCCATTAAAGCTGCGTGGCGTTTTGCATGTGGCTCAAGATCAAAGGCAAACATCGAGTACATGCCAGGACTGATAATTAGATCAGGATCGGCACACTCCTCCCAGCTGCCAGGTGTCCACGGTGACAAGTCTGTGCCTACCCACTTGCATAAGTTCTCAGTCATTACCGCGCTGTAATCGGAGGTAGCGACTATCTCCTCCATGGCGGCTTCGGTTATCAATAAGCCTAATGACGGGTTAGCCATCGCCCAGGCAGATCGATCCCAAATATCACAGCCATCGTGCGCGCTGTACTCGTAATAGCCCACCGACTTAGGCGGCTTGTTTAGCGATCTTTCGCGCATGTCATTTAGTACATGGCTATCCTTAAAGCCAGCGTTTGACGTGTAAAATCGCTGCGAATTAGGACGCGTTAAGGTCGTACTCTTTACAGCATCTAATGCCTCTGTACCCACATGGCGCAGCTCATCGATCCAAACCACATCGGCGGTTAAACCGCGGCTAGAGTCTGCAGTCGCAGCTACTACGCGAACTTCCGCGCCCGATTCTAGGATGATTCGGTTATTGCCGTTAGTGCGCTTGTAAGCCTTCTCGATATTGCCGCCTTTAACGTCGCGGCGTAGAAACTCGTTGCGATCAATAATGCCTGCCATGATCTCCAGGGACTTAGATGCCATTAGCATCTGCGAACTCATAATAAGGATATTCATCTCGCCGAAATAGAATAAACCTGCAAGTACACGCATACGCAGAACGTGGCTTTTACCGGACTGGCGGCTGCAAACTAACAAGCTAGATTTTTTTACAAACTGATCGTTTTCATCTACGGCGCACATATCTCGCAGGATCACAATCTGCCACTCAAGTAAAGGCTGGCCGATACGTTCGGCAAGTTCAATAATGGCATCTACCTTAGATTCGCCTTCAACCCATGGCGTATGCAGGCGAGGCATGACAGCCCCCGTAAGGGGTGGTGGGTTTTCTACCAGTTCTAGTTTCATTTCCTAGAGATTACCAGTCATAGGGCCTTTGTGAACCGTTTCAACCACCTTCGGGGATAAACTGGACGA